CCAAGACGAAGTCCTACTACGTCCTGGTCTGCGACGACCCCGATGTCATCTTCGAGATCCAAGAAGGCACCGACGGTGCGGCTCTGAGCCAAACCTCCATCGGCCTGAACTTCGATCTCAAGTCCGGCACCAACAACGGATTCGTTTCCGGCTGGGTGATGGACAACGACACCGGAGCCACTGGTGCCACCCTCCAACTCAAGGCCCTTGGCCTCGCACAGCGTCCTGACAACGCCTTTGGCACCTACGCCAAATGGCTCGTCAAGATCAACTTGCACGCATTCCGTGCTGGTGTGGCTGGCGTCTAATCTCAACCCGAACTGATCAAGGAGAAATTCCATGCCAATCAATACCGGTACTCATCCCAAACTCCTCTGGCCTGGTGTACATGCCGTCTGGGGGCAGACCTACGACGAACACCAGAAGGAGTATCCTGATCTCTTCGATCAGCTGACCTCCGACAAGGCGTTCGAAGAAGATGTGCAGGTCACGGGGTTCGGCCTCATGCAGATCAAGTCGGAGGGCGCCGGTGGCACCTACGACACCGAAACGCAGGGCATGATCACCCGCTACCAACACATCGCCTGGTCGCTCGGCTGGCGTGTCACCTATGAGGAAATGCGCGACAATCTGTACCTGGAAGTGGGTCAGCGTCGCTCCAAGGCCAACGCGTTCTCCGTCAACCAGACGATCGAGAACATCGCGGCGTTCCTCTACAACAACGCCTTCTCCACGTCGTTCTACACAACTGGTGATGGTGTCGCTCTGGTCTCTGCCTCGCACGTCAACCCGGACGGCAGTATCTACTCGAACGCCCTCACCCCTGGTGCGGACCTCGAGGAGTCTGCCCTGGAAGACATCTGCATCCAGATGATGGGCGCGACCAACAGCCGTGGCCTGAACATCAGCATCCTCCCGAAGACGCTGCACGTTCCGCGCCAAGAGTGGTTCAACGCAAACCGTATCCTGAAGTCCACGCTTCAGTCCGGCACTGCGAACAACGACATCAATGCTCTCCGGGCGGTCAACGCCTTCCCTGGCGGCATCAAGATGAACCACTACTTCACGGCACCGTCGGCCTGGTTCGTCCGCACCAACTGCATGAACGGCATGCAGATGTACTGGCGTGACAAGCCGTTCGTCGATCAGGACAACGACTTCGACACCAAGGACGCCAAGGCTCTCGCCTACATGCGCCTGTCGGTCGGCTGTACTGATCCCCTGTCGATCTTCGGCAGCAACGGCCCGTAATAGGCCAAAACGTGGGCGGGTTATTTTCGGATTTCCCGTCCACGTTTCTCCCGCGCGTTCCGCTCAGGAACGTCATCTGACGCAAAGGAGTTCATCATGGGCACGCCCTCTCGCTTCACTTACGGTGTCACCAACGTCTCGAAAGACCATCAGTTCGGGATGATGAAGTCGCCGGTTCCTCAACTGCTCACCACCTACTTCAACGACTTCGGCAACTACGTCGCAGGCGATTGGACCATCACGACTGTCGGCACGGGTACGTCCGCGCTGACGAACGTCGACGGCGGTGCGCTTCTCATCACCAATTCCGCAGCGAACGGTGATTCGCGATTCCACGACAAAGTCGGCGAAATGTTCCTGCCGGCCTCCGGCAAGAGGATGTTCTTCGAAGCGCGGTTCACTGTCAGTGACGCATCCCTCACCGCCTGGGTGATGGGCTTGCAAGTCACCGACACGACCCCGCTGGACGTCACTGATGGCATGTACTTCATCAAGTCGTCGGCCACCACGAACATCAACTTCATCGTCGGCAAAGATGCGACGACTGGGCGCCTGACCAGTTCTTCCGTCACAACCAACTCTGCAGCCGGCACGTACATGAAGCTGTCGTTCTACTTCGACGGCAACAGGTACATCACGCTGTGGAAGGATGATGTGGAAGTCTACACCGTGGATCTGACAACTACCCTCACCACCTATCTGCCAGATACGACCCTCACGGTCTCCTTCGGCATCCAGAACGGTGAAGCGGTCGCGAAGACCATGACAGTGGACTACATCTTCGCCGCCAAGGAGCGTTGATCCACAGGGGCTTCGGCCCCTTTCCTTTAGGAGCCCGTCGTGAACGAAGAACAATTTGACAGAGGGCGCTTCGAGGAAGCGATCGAAACGCTCAAGAAGAGCCAGATGGAAACTCGAGAAGAACTGCGTATTATGCACGCAGAACTGATCGAGATGAAGATGGCCTTCGTATCAGCCAAAGCTGGCTGGAAAGTCATGCTTACCATCGGGGGTTCTGTAGCCGGCATCGCTGGTTACTTCCTCGAAGATTTCCTCAGACTCATCCGAACCATCAAAGGGTAATCATGACTACTCCAGCGTACTTCAATTCTGCCGCTCGGTTGATTGAGTATGCGATGAGGGATGCGGGGTTGTTGGCCAAAGGTCAGCAGCCCCGTTCATCTGACTACGCAGAGAACCTCAATCGCCTCAACGACCTGATCAACACCTGGCAACTCCAGGGCATCAAGCTCTTCCTTCTCCAGGACATCTCTGTTACTCCAGTCTCTGGTACACAGACCTACACAATGGCTCCTGGCGGCACGGTCGATATGACCAAGCCATTGCGCATCGTCGACGCATACTATCTGGATTCAAACGACGTCTCGCGTCCGATGATCCCACTAGCCTACATGGATTGGGTCCGCCTGTCGAACCGCACCACGACCGGGGCAACCAACCAATACTTTGTTGACAAACAGGCAACGTCTGTTATCATCAAGGTGTTTCCAGTGCCTGACGCGGCTACAGCCCTCGGCACCTTCCACTTCATCACCCAAACCCAGGCAACGAATTTCGTCTCCATCACCGATACATCGGCCTTCCCACCTGAGTGGGCAATGGCCCTTCGGTGGGGACTTGCAGACGAAATTTGCGGTGGCCAGTCGGTCGCCATCATGAATCGCTGCGCGCAACGCGCTACGATGTACAAGGGGATTTTGGAGGATTGGGATAATGAAGAAGCCCCAATCCGCTTTACCCCGAATACCCAGGGTCATCAGGGGAGCTTTCAGTAATGTCGCAGAATCCGCCCAAGCGAATCCCGCTGGTCGCGATCACTTCGAACCGCGACAGCTCCACTGACAAAGACGCCCGTATCCTCAACGGCTACGTCGAGAAGGGTCAAGATGGAAAAGTTCACATCTACAAGCGACCTGGATACGTGGCTTCAGCGACTCTTGCAGCTGGAGCAGGCCGTGGCATCTTCTACTGGCAGGGTGCAATTTACTCCGTATTCGGAGGAACTCTTTACAAGGACACAACTAGCAAGGGAGCAGTTGATTCAACAGCAGGTAGTTTCTACAGCTTTACTTCTTGCCTCGGGTCGACTCCTAAACTTTTTCTCCACAATGGTGTCGAAGGATATTACTACGACGACACCGGAGGACTTGTCAACGTTGTTGACGCTGATTACCCAGTTGCAGCGGTTGGCGGGGCAGCTTACCTTGACGGTACGATCTACGTGATGACGCCGGAAGGCTACATTAACGGGTCAGATCTGGAAGATCCTTCCGCCTGGGATCCGCTGAACTCTATCCTCGCGCAGATCGAGCCGGACCCTGGTGTGGCGCTGGCCAAACAGATGTCCTACATCGTGGCGTTCAAAGGGTGGAGTACGGAAGTCTTCTACGACGCGCAGGAACCGACGGGCAGTCCCCTTGGCCGAGTGGAAGGTGCGAAGGCCAACATCGGCTGTCGTCATGCGCGCAGTGTGCAGGATCTTGATGGTACCCTCACCTGGGTGGGGGCTACTCGCAGTGGAGCGGCCGGTGTGCATGCCATGTCTGGCATCAAGGTGTCGGAGATTTCCACTCCCCCCATCACCCGCATCCTGCAGGAAGCCGACTTTACCACGGTGTACTCCTGGAACATGGCTTACAACGGCCACCAGTTCTATGTGCTGACCCTTCCTGCAGAGAACCTTACCCTCGTTTACGACTTCGAAGACAAGCTCTGGTATCGCTGGACCGATCCCAACGGCAACTACATGCCGATCGTAGCTTCTGCTACGAACAGCTCGCAGAACATCATCCTACAGCATGAGACCAACGGCAAGCTGTATGAGATGAGCGATGTGACGTACAGCGACGACGGGTCGATCTACTCCTTCGACATCTACACCCCAATTTTCGACGGCGGTGTTCGCCTGAACAAGATCGTCAACATCCTTGAGGTTGTGGGCGACCGTATCGAGGGCGGAATCGTGGAGGTCTCGTTCTCCGACGATGACTACGATACCTGGTCCGATCCTCGTGCTATCGACATGTCAGTCGATCGACCGATGGAAGCGGAATGGGGAACCTTCCGCCGTCGTGCACATCATATCCGCTGTGTCAACAACCAGCCAGTTCGCCTTGAAGCCATCGACCTCCACATGGACTTGGGGACTCTGTAATGGCCGACTTCGAACCAGCGCCGACATACGCAGATCCAGTTACTGTCGATGAGGTAACTGGAAAGTCTCGCTTCAACCCTCTTTGGCTGCGGTGGTTCCTTAAAGTCGCAGCATTCATCTCCGCTTCTGGAGGCGGGGGCGGCGGAGCCGGCGCCCACAATTCTCTTTCAGGTTTGCAGGGCGGTCTAGCTCCAGCTGAGTTTTACCACCTTAACGCTACTGAGCACGCTCGAGCCATCTCCCCCTGGCCAATGGTCAAGACATCGGTGGCACTTACCGAGACCTGCACCATCCCAGCAGGCTACCAGCTAATCGTCGCCGACACCTTTGATGTCGACGGAGTTCTAATCGTTGACGGAGAATTGGTGATCCTATGAAAACCAAGCAGGCGGCCAAACTTCTTTCCAGCATGGGACGCGGTGGCGACACGATGCTGGCCCACATCACACCGAAAGAAGCTGCACTCCTCAAGAGTCGCGGCGGTTCGGGCACTCGCAATCCGGAGACTGGATTGCTGGAATTTTTCGACAGCGGGGATGGTGGCGATGGTGGTTTCTCCAGCGCCCCAAGCTTTTCGTGGAGTCCGCCTTCTTCTGGCGGCATGTCTGAACCGAGCAACACCGACAGTTTGCCTTGGGGCGGCTCCAGCCCGGCTGTGTCGCAGCCTGGTTTCTCCTGGGACAATACACCATCCACCCCTGCGGCCGGAATGCCTCAAGGCAGTAGCTCGTCCAGCGGCCTCACTGGGATCTTCCAGAACACCCCCTTCGGCGGCGGGGCTTTCACTCAAGATGCTGGCGATTCTTTCGGAGCCCCTTCTGCTGGTGGTGATGTCCCTGGTTTTTCCATGGATATGCTTCCAGCAGCGGAGCCGTATGGAGCAGCGCCTGAACCCGTCATGCCTGGTGCCGAATCTGACAATCCGATTGTCAACTTCTTCAAGCGCCTTGCCTCCGCTAAGGCTTGGCAACTTGGGGCCAAGGCCTTTGGCGTTCCTGGCGCTGCGTTGTCGCTGATCGGCCCTGCCCGTGCCGCATGGAACGCGCCGGAAGGAAAAGGGACTGAAGCCTTCATGCGCTCTCTCGGCATGGGTATGGGCAACACAGTTCTTAACCAGGCGACCGGCGGTGTGGCTGGCGCTGCAGGGCTGACTATGAATGACGTTGCTGGTAAAGGCCAGATCAGCGGCTACGACGCAAACGGTAATCCAGTTGGCTCTAGCGGTGGCCGCTATGATTCGATGGTAGACTACGGCAGAGGTGCCGCCGGTCTATATGGAGCCTATCGTTTCTCCCAGCTTGGCAAAGGTAGTGATTCTGAACGTGCGGCGGAAAGTCA